CACGGCAGCCCTCGCGGCAGCCCACACGGCATCCCACGCGGCATCCCACGCGGCAGCCCCCGCGGCAGCCCACACGGCATCCCACGCGGCAGCCCCCGCGGCAGCCCCCGCGGCATCCCACGCGGCAGCCCCCGCGGCAGCCCCCGCGGCAGCCCACGCGGCAGCAGCATCTTGCCGCACAGCTTCAATCGGTCCGCGAATCGAAGGGAATTGAGCCATAGTGATTATTTCCGGTAATTGTTCCAAGGATTCAGCTTGTTTAGTCAATCCAGCGAGACGCAGCCACGCCGGAGTATGAACACGTACCAGCCAATCAGCGGCCATCAAAGAACGCTTTTCTTCTAGTTGTGCGTTGCGCGTGCCGACAAGGCGCGGCACTAGAGCCTTGAGCAACCTGTCTCGATCTGCGTCTGTCGGCAATCCATCATTCCACGATCTGAGGAATGCGGAGATTACCGGACACGCGCACTCTGGCGCATCGCTCCACTTTTCTCCGGCGACGTAGGCAACTGCCTCCATTACGCAGAAGGTAGAGTTAGGCGAGTGCGAGCCATACTTCAAAGAAAGTTTTTGAATCTTTTCCCATCGTTCAGCGATAACAGAAACCACTGTGACACCATCCTTTTCTTGCGCGAAGCGCAGCGAATCTTGTAAGCGGAGCGCTTGTCCTCGGAGGATGTAGCGCCCCGCTTTGCCGCGGCGTCTAAGCGCGGCTCCCTGCGCGTGCAATGTTCTCTTGGGAGAGAAACTCACGCAGGGAAACTTACTGGCTCGCGCTTCGCCATGCGACAATGGCGCGAATCACCAAGCACAGAGCCAAGAGCAATCCAAGCCCAACAGCAAAATTGATTGCGAACTCTCTGAAGTTTGGAATCATAAACCCTCCTATTGCAAAGGAGCCTAAGCACGAACAACGCGAATATAGTCCTAGACCTAAAAGCTGTCAAGACCCAGTACTAAAGATTCTGCATAAATAGTGCTTGCCTTTGCACTCCTATTTAGTTAGCATCTGGCAATGCGAAAGCGAGCACCCCGGCCGGACCGATGCAAGGCGCACAACAATCCGCGACCGTGTAAGATATGCGTAGCACACCGGGCGAAGTGTGGTGGCAAGGCAATGACAGAGTGGAAGCGCAAGGCGATACTCAGGAACCTCAGGAAAGCCAATGCCGCAAAGAAAGAAGCCTAAGAAACGGCCACTCAAGCCCGGCTCGCCAGCACTGAACCGCTGGGTATTGAGGGCACAGCAGCGTGCCAGGTTCCTGCAGGAAGCGGCAAGAGTGGCGGCCAGAATAAGAGCGATTGTCGGCCCGGTGAAGCACCACGATCACTGGAGCGGCACTAGCCAAGTACCATGACCTTGTGGGGACTGTTCAGCAATGGACGCAAGTTGCGGAGAGACTCAGTGGCCAGTGCTCTCAGGAGCTACTGACGGTCGCAATGCAGCCGGGGCATCTCGGCGGTCCTCATCAAATTTCTCTAGCGGGAAGAACTGCGCTACCACGGCTCGGCGCAGCGGACGCGGCAATCATGCCGCCAGACCTCAAGCGCACAGAGGTTTGCTTACCTAAGGTTGGCACGTGGCCAGCCCCAGAAGCGCACCGCAAAGAGAAAGAGCCGTAAAGTACTAGAACCATCAAGCCGATTGACAAATGCCAAAGAATAGCGGATTAATACCAATCAATGGCCGGCAGACCCAAAGGAAGTACGGATAAGCGCGCAGCAGCAGAACGATTCGTGCAGCGCGTGGAAACTATACTTGGAAAAGCCAATCCACAAATGGGTGGCACCTTGGAGCGACAAGCTTGCAGATGGCTCGGCAGCGACAATCCAAAGGCTAGCGTAACAGTACTGATGCGACTGCTGGAAATGAAGTACGGCAAAACACCGCAGCCAATCAGCGGAGATCCCGAACGGCCCCTCGAAGTAATCTGCAAAGTGGTTCATCTGGAAACCAGTGCTTGAGTTTGAAGTTCCGCTGCAACCGAAACAAAGCGAATGCTTGGCTTTAGCAGAGAAGTCCCACCACACATGGATTGGCTATGGAGGCTCCCGCGGCGGAGCCAAGTCGCACTTCGTCAGAGGCTTCCAGGTAATCCGGCGCATGAGCTATCCGCGCACGGTGGGTATGATCTTCCGCCGGACATGGGAGAAGGTCAGAGAGAACCACATTGAGCCGCTGTTCCGGCAATATCCTTTCATGCGCGACTGGTATCACGCGCAAAACAGAGAAGTTACGTTTCCCAATGGCTCGAAGATAGCCTTCCGGTATGGCGAGAACCAGCAAGACGTTGAAGCTCTGATTGGTAACGAGTACATGGACATCTGCGCCGACCAGGGCGAGATGCTCACCGAGAAAGAGCACAACATCCTCAAGAGTTGCTGCCGCTGGCCAGGGCAACCAGACACGCAATGCAAATATCTGGTGACGTTCAACCCTGGGAACATTGGGCACGCCTTCCTGAAGCGAGTTTTTTACGACCGCAAGTTCCATGAGAAGGAGCGCGCAGGCGATTACGCCTTTCTGCAAGCCTTTGGCTGGGACAATGTGGAATGGAGCCGGTCGGCACTTGAGCAAGACGGCCTAACTGTCAAAGAGTACTACGCTTGGGATGAGGATACTCGCTACCGTTACTTCATTGAGCGCAGCCAGTACGGGCGGGAACTGGACGCTTTGCCGCAAGCAATGCGCATTGGCTGGCTACTAGGACGCATGGACCAGTTCGCTGGCCAGTACTTCGATTGCTTCAGCTTGGAACGCCATGTAGCCAAAGAGGTTATCAAAGACTGGTATCCGCTCTGGCTATCCGTCGATTGGGGCTTCGCGCACGATGCGGCGGCTTACTGGCATACCAGTTACAACCTGAGCGAACGGCAAAAAAAGACCTATACGTACCGGGAGTACTGCAAGTCTGGCCGGAGTCCAAGAGCTCTGGCAATGGAAATTGTCGAGAACACGCCAGAAGCTGAGCGCAAGCGCATTGACGCAATTTACCTGTCCCATGATGCCTTCGCGCAAAAGACCAGCCCGGACACAATTGCTCTGCAGATGGGCGAAGTGTTCAAAGCCTATGGGATGCCGCTGCCGACGAAAGAGGATCGCGACCCAGTAGGCGGCGCCACGCTGTTCTACCAGATGCTGCAGACCAACGAACTGACGATCAGCCCGGAGTGCCGCAAGCTGATTGAGACGATCCCGATGGTGACGCGCGACGAGGATAAGGCCGAAGAAACGGTCAAGTTCGAGGGCGATGACTCTTACGACGCAGCCCGCATCGGCTACAAGATGCGATACAAGCCGCGGAACACGCCGGCGCTCATCAAGCTCCGCGAGGAAGCAGCAAGGATTGAAGACCCCATCGCTCGGCACTTCTTTGTAGCCAAGCGGCAATCGAGCATCGAAGAAGAAGGCGCGCCATTCCGAGCCAAGACAATTCCCACCTGGCAGCAAAAGTCTTAGAATAGAATCATGGACACCAAGCCCACAGTTCCGCAAGTGCTTCCCTTAGTGTTAGAGCTTTATCGCAGAAACTCCGTAGGTTGCTGTTTGCATATCGTTTTGGACGACGCAAACACAAAAGATTCCGATGTTAATTTTTGTATTCAGCAGGCCACTGAAAAAGGCCACAAAGATTGTTTTCAACTGGCATGCCTTCTGCGCTCGATGTCTAGGACGCAGCGAGAGAAGCTTTACAGATCTAAATATTCTTGACGCCATACATGGTTCTCATTACACTCGCGGCATGCCCGACCCTGGCCAATCGAAGGATTATCTTGAGCGATTGCGCCAAGCCTGCGCCTTACGCGATAAAACAGAGCCACAGCCGACCGGTTTGACCACGCAAGACTACGACTTTCTGCGCGACCTGCGCATCCGGTGGGACGATGATTAACGCAGCCTCCAATCGTATCCTCGACCGCATCCAGCAAGGAGAAAGTTACTTTCTGCCAAAGAAACTTTGGGAGCGTGATTTATTGGAGTGCGCGCGGCGCTGGCCGGACAAATGGCACGATGTGGCGATCTGCTCCGGATTCACGCCAGAGAAGATAGCGGAACCGTGGCCACACAAGGATGCTGGCCGCTTGATTGAATTGCCGACTTTTAAGGTGATTGTTCTGAGGCGCGATGCGAATTAGCTACGACCTCGCGGGCTGGCTGCGCAACTTCTGGGATACGCTGTTTGCAACGCGCTTCGAGAAGCATTTGCTGGAGCAGAATCGCTGGCTGCGCTCGGAAGTGGAACGGCTTTCGCAGTTATCGCTTGCGCCAGCGGCCAAGCCAGAGTACATTCGTGCGGAAGCACCCCAGGCAGTGCTCCGACCAAAACTGGAATCAGAGATGAGTTGGGCAGAACTTCAGGCCCACCATCGCGAGCATATGTACGATCCACCGGAGGCACCACATGGGGATGCTATTCGCACCGAAGAAAAAGATGTCCGAGCAGACAGCGGGACAAAGCCCGATGGGCGCCCGCAAGCCGCTGCATAGCCAGCCGGTAGACAGCGCCAAAGCCACGGGCAAGCCGGAGCCGGAAGGCGAGCAAGCGCACGGCGAAGATGTCAGCCACATGGACATCCACCAGGTAGTTGCTCAGCACGGTCCCGCCGACAAAATCGAGATGGAGCACGACCACGAAGGCGGCATGCACTCCAAGATGTCGCACCACGGCGGCAAGATGCACCACTCTGAACACGGCTCAGCAGAAGAAGCCCATGATGCAGCGCGCGCGGCGGCCGGAATCGACGGCGACGCCAAAGGCGAGAGTCCCGAAGCGGAGATGCAGGAAGAAGCGGCGCTTCCCGGCATGAAGCAGCACAAAGGCTACTAATGCCCGCGGAGTCAAAGTCGCAATTCCGCTGGTTGCATACTGCCGATGCCAAAAAACAGTTGGGCGCCAGCGGCGTGAAAGAATGGATTGGCGCAACGGGTAGCCCAAAAGGATTGCCGGAACGCAAGAGCGTGTACAGCGAAGCGGCCAAGAGACACCAAAAATAGCGCATGGACGAAACAACGGCACTGCCCTCTATCGACATCCAGCCCGGAGAGTTAGGGCCGTGGGACTATTCCGCCAAAGATGCAGTAGAACTCACCGAAGAAGAGCAAAACACCATCACCGGGCTCTGTGAGTTGGCCAGTCAGCGCGATATGGCTGCGCGGCGCTGGGAGGTGGAACAAGCATGGGAAGCGAGACTATTCGACCGTGGATACCAGTTCTTGCTACCGCGCAAGGGCGGCGGCTGGCAACTTCCCGGGAACTCGACCGCTTACGGTCCTTACTCGCAGCAAGTCGCGAGTATGTACGAGACGAATATCTATACACCATACGGCCAGATTATCACGTCCGCTTTAACGCGCCAGATTCCTAAAGTCAGGTTCGAGCCGCAAGACCCTGAAAGCGATGGAGATATTACGGCTGCAGATCGCGCCGATGATTACCGCAAAGTGTTCTCGCGGGACAACGATCTCAAGAAACTCCACACGGATTGGGCGCGCTACAGTTGGACCGATGGCAGAATTTTGTTGTACACGCGACACGTCAAGGATGCGCAGAGGTTCGGCTATGAAGAAGAACAAGCAGCAGTTGTCCCAGAAGATGAAACGCCTGGAGCCGATAACGGAAGCAATGCTGGACAAGTTCCGGCTGGAGATGGAGGAGGAACTTCTGTATTGGCTGAACAGGCCCAACCCCCTGTACAGAAAATTCCGCGCGGCCAAGAAGTCGTAGAAGTATTCGGCAAGCTGGAACATAAGCTGCCCATGAACACGAATGGCTTGGAGGGCCATTTTGTGCAGATTGCCAAAGAGTACGATGTAGCGACGGCGCGCGCCATGTTCCTGATGGTGGCCGATAAAATCACTCCGTCGAGCGGCCCGGGCGAGAACGAACTGGACAGGATTGCGCGAATCAACTGCGGGCTGGCGCTGGCTGCTTCGTATGTGACCGGCGATGCGATGGTGAAGGATGTGACGGTGCAGCGGTGCTGGTTCCGGCCGGCGGCATTCATGGAGCCAACCGTCAAAGCGGAGATGCGGGACAAGTTCCTGCAACTGTTCCCCGAAGGCTGTTTGGTGGTTCACGCCGGAAAGCAATTTGTGTATGCGCGCCCAGAGTGCATGGACGACCATTTGACGGTCAGCTACGCCTCCGCAGGCGATGGGCAGAATCGCGCCGGCCTTGGCGCATGGATGATCTCAATTCAGAAGCGGGTCAACAACTGGATTGACTTGATGAACGATTTTTTTATCCGCACCGTGCCATCGCGATATGCGGATTCTGAAGCATTCAACATCGACGCTCTCAGGCAGCAAACCAACGTACCAGGGAATTGGGTTTCATTCAAACGTCAACCAGGAGTTCCATTCGCTGAACTTTTTGGTACTGACCCTACCATTACCCATCAGCCGGAACTGCCTGCCTTTATCGAACGCTTCACCGGAGAACTGGCGCAATTGTGCTCGGCGGGCTACCCGGCTTTGTCCGGCGGCGACACGCAAGGCAACGACACAGCTTCCGGCATCGCCATGCAGCGCGATCAGGCGCTGGGCCGTCTGGCGAACGCCTGGCATTACATTCAGGGAGCGACAGCTTCGTATCATCGGCAAGCGGTCATGGCCGCGGCATCGTGCCGAGAAGGCGCAATCAAGCAGTCCATTCCAGGTTCAGATGCGTTGATTGTCGAAATAGCCGATCTGCGCGGGAATGTGCTGTGCTTCCCAGAAGCCGATACCAATTTCCCGGAAGCGTGGACAGAGCGGCAAGCCAGACTGACCACGCTGATGCAGGATGCAGGCAAGAATCCCTTGCTGGCCAAACTCCTGAGCTCGACCAAGAACCTCAAACTCATCAAGGACGGCATTGGTCTGCAGGACTTGGAGATTCCAGAGAATGACAGCGTAGACAAGCAATTAGGCGAGTTCGAGCTATTGCTCAAGTCTGGACCAATGCCCAATCCGCAACTGGTACAGGCTCAGGAGGCCGCGAAAGAACTTCCCGCGCAAGGCGCTCCACCGGAAGCCATGCAGCAGTTGCAACAGGCGATGCAGCAGATTCCGCCCGAAGTTTCGACAGTCAAGATTGACGAGCAATTCGACAATCACGAAGTTGAGTATGAAACCTGCGTGGAATTTATCAACAGCCCAAAAGGGCGCAAGATGGCGCATGGCACGCCGGATGAACAGGAATCGCTGCAAAACATCAAAATGCACGCGATGGAGCATTTCGCGGTACTGCAGAAGAATAAGAACAATGCCCCGGCCAAACCGCCCAGCGAGAGCATCAACTTCAAGGATCTGCCCCCGGATGGTCAGGTAGAGATGGCACAACAGGCTGGCATCATTTTGAATCCACAGCAGTTACTGGCGCAAAAAGCTGCGGAACTGGCGTCTAAATCGCAGCCCAAGCAGCCAGTCCAATAGGAGAAAACAGGCGATGTTGAAAATACCAGTGAAATTGATGGAAGGTCGGCTACAGCAAAGCAGTCCACAAGATAAAGAGATGGGACGTGGAACCGGAAGCTATTGGGGCGCCTACGAACTCAAGATAGTTGATGAAGGTGGCAAGAAATTAATCCGCGCCGAACTCGAAATGCCGGGATTCTGGGCGAACTTCACAGAGCAGCAAATCATCGAACTTTTCGTCATCAACTTACCGATGGAACATGAGGTGTCGAAGTGAGCGATGAAATTATCGAACAGGCAGAAATAGAAGTCCTCGACAGTCCGGCAGTAGAAACTGACGTTGAACAGCCGGAAGTCGATACCGACCAGCCAGAAGTCAGCGAACAACAAGAAGATCGCAGCGATGGGCGAGCCTTACCTCGCGACGTGCAGAAAGCGCTCAAAGCCCTCCGCGAGAACCCTGAGACTGCCAAAGTCGCGCGCGCACTCAATGATAGCTATTTCCGCGAGCAGGCCTATTCCAAGCACGGAAAGCCGGCGGACGTGGCAGCGGCCTTCTCCGCGATCGAGCGCATGGGCGGCTACGAAGGCATTGAAAAGGTCGAGCAGCAACTGGAATCCATGCGCATAGTGGACCAGGACATTGCTGACGGCAACCCGGAGTTTCTTGAGGACATCATCAAGACCTCGCCGGACGGTTTCAAGAAACTGGTTGGCCCATCACTGGTCAAGCTCTACAACCTGGACAAAGAAGCCTACGGCCGAGTTGTAGCCCCGCCGATATTCAACACGTTGAAAGCCTACCAGATCCCGCAACTAGTTGATTCTTTACGGGCTTCGCAAGATCCGGCAGCTAAGGCAGTGCACGACCAACTTTCGCGCTTGTTGGCCGACTTGGACGAAGAAGTACGCAAAAGCCCAGTGGAAACGAAGAATCCCGAAGCCGATCGTCTGAAACAGGACCGCGAGAATCTGTATCAGGAAAAGGGCAAGATGGAGCTGCAAGGCGTCGGCTCCAAGACGCTCAGCTACCAGAACGATCTGGTGAGCAAGAATCTGAACCCCTTGCTCAAGACGCGCACCTTGTCCGCCGACTCCCGCAAGGACTTGCAATCAGGCATCAGCAGTGAAGTCGAGCGCCTGCTCCGCGAGGACACCGAGTACCAGAACCATGTATCTGCGGCCGTCAAGAGAATCAATGAAACGGTGCGCACTGGCGGCAGCACGCAAAAACTCAAAGATAGCCTGGTGCGGTTTATCAATTCCAAGATGGACGAGGCAGCCCCGCGAGCGGTCAAAACGGTATGGTCAAGGCGCGGCTATGGCGCAGCGGCACCGGCGCGTCGAGTTGCGGCCCCGGCCCCGAAGAATACAAAACCTCCAGCCCAGAAAGACTACTGGAGCATGAGTGAGGCGGAGCGGGAG